TTTCTTCTGCACTTACTGCCCATGCTATCAAGAATGCAATTAACAATAAGTAACCACATTTAATCATCATCTCCATACAAATCGTATTGTGTATCTATAGGAACAAATTCTTTTTTGTTATCTATAGCTGCTCTCCTTTTAAGTTTTTCAACATACTTATCATAATCTGGTCGCTCTATATCATACTTTTTCCATTGCATTTGTGCATCCTCTCCAATAGCACCTTCGAATGGACAAGGTGTGCCACTCATATCCATAGCAGAAAACACTCTGTCATCTTGGCAAAGAATTGCTATTGCTGCAACTCTCATATTAAAATCATAAAGCAACTTTGAAAGTTTCATTCTTTCACAGTTTTCATCCGTAACATAAGTTCCACCAGAAAATCCAACACCTGTTACTTGCACACCACCACTTACACCAACTATGCAAAGGTCTTGTGAGTAAGAACTCATGGATGGTGCTGTAGCTGTTCCGACTGGTATTTTTGAATTTTTTGTAGAATTGGTAGTTGTGTTTGTTGTGGAATTAGTTTGTCCACCACTATATGTATTGTTAGTAGTGCTAGTATAACCACCAGATATAGAAGTATTGCTACCGCTAGTGTTGGTTTGATTACTGACAGAGTTATCTGTCGCATTTGCAGTAGCTCCAATAAAAATTAAAATTAATATTAAGCATAATACTAATAAGCTACTCCTCATTCCTTATTTTATTAAGTTCTTCAGCTAGAGAATCGTATTCTATATTTCCAATCTTGTATTTTCTTTTCTTTCTTCTTTTCGTGTTCAAGTATTGCCACCTTATCTTGCAAGCTAGAGACCTGCTGCTCTAATTTTCCTACCTTTCGCTTTTGCATATACTCTTGCAGAGCAGCAAATCCCTTGCTTAATAAACTTGTTACTATAGAAGAAACAATTTTGCTTATCATTAGTCTTTCTTCTCTTTTAGTAGCATAGATACAACAGCAGCCACAGATGCTAGGGCTGTTGAAATTGTAGTCCATTGTTCTGAACTTACACCAAAAGCTATCATTATTGCTGATAATCCAGCATAAGTTGAAGGCTCTTTTAGTCTATCAATTATTGTCCACATACTTCACTCTCCTTTGTTTAATTTTACCTAGTCTTGCCAGAAAACTAAAGACATAGGAAATTCTTCGTCACCACTCTGTTGAGTTGTACTATTTCTACCTTTGTATCGTGCAAATGTAGAAGCTATAGTGTACAGAGTGATATTTCGCATTCTATTGTCTCCTTGTCCTCCGCCAGCAAGAAATCCCCATGTTGCACCATATGTTCCCGAAAACACAAAGCTAAAATTAGTTTGATATTTTCCGAAACCTATATCTGCTACTGAAGATATATTATATTGGCTACCCACCATACTTGCTGCTCCGTCATGGTTTACCCATGCTCTAGGTATTTTAGTTATTCTAGGTGCAGTAGATTCTTGGTCAGCAAGAGACTTAAAATTAGACATCATTAGATTCATTTTGCTAGATGTCAACAATTCTCCGCTTGTGAAACTTAAAGCTGTAAATGCCATTACGGTTCTAACCTCTCAAAGAATACAGCCGTTGCACTTTCTGGTTGATGATAGCTATCTGCACTATCGTTAAAATTATGGTGAAATACAGAATAAAAATTCAATGCTCCAGTACCACCTTCAAAAAATGGCATTGAATAAACAACTGTGGCATTTTCATTAGTCGTATCGTGTGCATTTCCAAGTCCGTAAACAGAAGGTCTTGAAACAGAATTTACAACAACCATTGAATAGGTAAATGTAAAATTAATATTATAAGAACCTACGAAGTTTTGTGTGACAGAAGACACATTATCAGAAAAATTGATTGATGTTCCTGTGTAATTTACTATTGCTTTTGCCCTATTGAATGTAGGTGTAACACCTGTTTCACCACTAGCAAAGGCTGTAAAGTTTGATTGAACGGCTGACAATCCACTGGCTGTTAATGTATCACCAAACTGAAATGTAATATCTTCAAATCCCATCTGTCCCCCAAGCCATTACAACTGCTGTCTTTGCATTTATTGGGTCTGTGTCCCCTGGGTCAGATGCCCTTGCATACACTGTAATGCTACCTCCTGATTTTGATTGACATGCTAACTGAAAGTTTCTGCTTTCTTCAGAACCAATTTTTTCCATTTGAAAGTTAGCACAATAATTTAATGTAGTGTAAGAATTAGTCCAGTTTACTGTATATGTACCAATTGAAGCATAGACTACTGACGAAACTCCAACACTTTGAAACTCTATCATTCTTCCTTCAGCATCAAAATAACAAGCCTTTAAAGCTTGACCAAACAAATTAAACTCTGAAGAATCTCCTTGTGCTATTGCATCAAAATTACCTTGCAGTTGATTTAACTGTGTAGATGTTAATTTAGCTCCAAATGCAAAGTTTATATCTGTAAATGCCATGTAATTATGCTAACACAGAGACGGTATTGTTCAATGTTCCTAAGTCTGGGTCATCAAGCTCAAAGGCTGTGATGTTGGATATAGCAATACCATGTCCTACTGATAACTCCAATGTTTGTGTCATATTTTCAATATCTATTGTTTCTGCAATCAATGTGTATGGCTGGTCAACAAGTCCAACTTCGTCTATATTTACAAAGAAAATATCGCCTAGTTGTTGTTGTAGATATTTTATAGGTGTCTTAACTTCTAAAGCAACCTCTGGTTCTTTTCTTCTAAATACTATCCTGTCACCTAAGTTTGCTGCTCCAGCGACATCAACATACCAGATAAGGTTAGATGTAGGTTGTTTTCTAATTACACCATAGGAATTTATAGAAGATGTATTGTCTCTTGTAACAGTGGATTTTGGTCCTGATATTTGATTTGAAGTAACTGTAAAAGATACTGGAATCGTATATCTGTTACACATATCATATGCATCACCTTTTGCTTGGAAACTTATGATATCACTTCCAGAAACAACCGCACTAAAGCTGTTAGAGCCTACTAAGTTTCTTCTGAAATAAACTTTATTATTTGCTTCTACATATATTGCTGAATCTGTTACTTCCGCAATACCTTGTAAAGCTTGCACATAATTAGTGCCATATGGGAAAAAGCCTTGTACTACTATAGACTCTGAACCAAGTGTGTTTTTCCAGTCTACCCAAGATTCATAATCTATATCTGGATTAGTAGCATTTGCTGTACTGTTTAAATTACCGCCATAAGAATTACCTGTTAATATATCAAATGTTAAGTCCGCAGGATTCCAATTAGAATTTAAGAAGCTTGCACCTTGTTGTGATGTTGTGTCAGTTGAAACAAATACTTGTGATAGAATATCCATTTGATTTTTGAAGTTTAATTGTACTGTAGAATCTCCGTAATTTGCATTAATTAAGAAACCTTTGCCAATACATCCAAAGTCTGCAAAAGCAGGATTATACTGATATCCAAATGAAATTTCACCTTCTTGTCTAAATTTAGTTCTATTTTGTACAATATCTGTTAACAATTGTGATGCATTTTCCATTGTTATGTTAAATGGTTTACCAACTACATCTTTATATGCTCTACTAATTGCAGGAAACTTAACCACTCTGTCTGTAAATACAGAATTGTTAAATGTAAATTGTCTTACTATAGATTGAGGATTTGTAGATTGTTGTTGATTTAAGAAGAATGGTGTTAGCTCATGTCCTAATCTACATTTGCTTTCTACTATAGTGCTGACTATTACAGAGCCTACTGTTGTTTCTAAATCAACTCCGAGTGGTAATGCACCCCTAGATAATGCTAATGAACCTACTGCTGATTCAAAATCAACACCTGTAGGTATTAGAGATTCAGATGTGGTAAGCAGTATAGTTGGCTCACCTACAGTAGATGCAAAGTCTACACCTGTTGGACTTAAACCTTCAAATGATGTGGCAACTGTTGGCTCTCCAGCTGTTGTGCCAAAATCGACACCAGTTGGTGCTAATGCTCCTTCGCCTGGAATATAATATAGATATGGATTTTTATGCCAATAACCAGTCTTTAAAGTTTTATGTTCTTCTGGAAGATTGTAATAATGCGAAAATTCTTCTAATGAAGGTGTTCTGCTTTTCTTATCTTTTGGTATGAAATGATAAGTTGATTGAGCTCTATATGTACCAGCGAAACTTCCAAGCATAGATTAATTATATACTATGATTTAGAATTGGGTAATTTCAAAAGGAACAGTAGGTCCAGTTCCTGAGCTTAAAACTATAGTAATGCTGTAACCTTTATTTGTGTGCATTGGTGGAGCAAAAAACATTGGCTCAGCTTGAACACCACTAAAGTTATCTCTTGTTACAACTTTATTTCCAGATGCAACAATCGTACAATTGTTTACATTTATGTTTAGGTTAGCCCCTGATACCATTGGAGTTAAATCAATTAAAGCAGAATAGATTCCTGCAACAGCAGTTGAAAAAACTGTTGTTGTTCCACTTATTGCCTGTGCCCCTGTTGCTACTACTGTTTGTGCCATTACTTATCTCCTAAATCATTATCCCATATAACCTTTAATTCTTCAACTGTAGAAGCTGAATCTATCTCTGGCTTAGATGGAAAATCTCTTAATTTATTTTTTTTTGCTACTATATCAGCAGTATCTGCTCCTGCTTCTTGTGCTCTCATATACTGAATATCTAACTCTGCAAGTTTTGGTTTTCTAGCTATTCTTATTTTATCTCTCCAGACATCTCGGGCTTTTTCCATATTTATTGATGGATTCATGTCTGCATCACAAGCCCAAGCATTTCTAAATTCATTATCAAGAGAATCAAGCTCTGTGCTTTCTATAATTACTGCACCTTCTGGACAATCTTTTGCAGCTATTTCTTCAACTGTTAGTCCACAGTTTTCTGCTGGTACACATACTGCCATGATTCCGTTTTCTTGATTATAAATAATAACTTTACTCATATTTAACTCGGTTT